CCGCAAGTTATGTTTCGAGAGGAATTTACAAAAGTAGAATTTCCTATTTTTATAGTACCATCATTTGCAACTGAAAAGGTCTCTGTAGAAGAGCCTCCAAAACCTTGAAATAAGTAGCTAGCATTACATACTGTTAAATAGTTTGTTCCTCCAAACCCATAAGTTCCACTATTTCCATATGAAAAACCCGCGGCTTGTCCTGCATCTGTTACAGAAGCGAGTCCAAAAGAATCTGTGTCACTTCCGGTATATTGACAGAATAGAGCAGTACAGTCTCCAGCATGACTAGAAACAAATTTAGCAGTAGTATCATAGCTAGTACCACCGATACTAAGACCTGTGGTGGCTAGAGCAAAGGTATGATTGCTTTCAGAGAATGAAGTGCTAGAGTTCAGAGCTTGGAGACTAATAGTCCCTGTAGTAATATTACCACCATCAATAGTAGTAATTGTGGAACCATCTAATTGAAAGTCTCCCGAACTAAAAGTTACAAGTCCTTCAAAGTTATGTCCAAGAGTTACCGACCCAAAAGTAACACTGTTTGTAGTATCGGTATCAGATGTTTGCTGCGCTGTCCATCGCGCATAGTAGTATTGGCCACTTGCGCCTGCTCCCATCTCTGGAGGACTTTGTTGCCAGCCAGAGTTCATTCCTGAAATAGCTCCAGTTGACCAAGTTAATGTACCGCTTCCAGGGCCTGAAGGTGCCGAAGTAGTTGCAGTATTATAATATACGTAACCTTCTGCAAATCTTAATCCATCATCTCCAGTTGCTCCAGGCGCTCCATCAGCTCCTGCAGTAGACTTACTAAAAGTTTGTTTTACTGTTCCACTTGTAGTTCCTTCTAGATTAAGAGTATAAGTAATAGTGGCATTTGTGCCAGTCATATTACTGTGATCTCCAATCGTATATTGTGTGCCAGCTACACTTGGAGTACCTGCAGTAATTCCACTTGCACTTACACTAACAGAAAATTGATCTGTAGTTGGAGTACCACTTACACTATTTAATTGAGTGCTTCCTCTATAAACTTCTATATCTGTTCCAGACCCTGAGTAGCTAGTAACAGTTCCGGAGCTGTTCGCCGTAAAAGAATGAGCAGAGTTTGTAACAATTACTGTATAGCCATCAATACCATCATCACCATCTGCGCCTTCAGCAACATAGAATATTGATATAGTATCAAATGCAACTTCTGTAGTAGAATCCGCAGCTTCCGAAACTCCTACACGAATTGTTAGAGGGTTTCCTGCCCATCCTGTTGTACTTGAAGGTATACTATAAGTAAAAGTATCCGTGTCTCCAGTGCCGTCTGTATAAGAAGTTTCGTCTGTGATTCCATCTCCTGTAAACTTAAAATAAGGATCTGTAAAATTTGAAGCAGTCGCTGTAAAAGTAAGCGTACCACTAGGAGAAGGATTTGATGTAGTTCCGTCTGTAGCTGTTTCATATACTACAGAATAATCGTCTGAGGTGAGACGAACAAGCTTACCTGCAGCTCCTCCTGCACCGTCTTGTACAAAAGGAATTGTAATATTTGCACTGCTTTGTTTGTCTGTATTACTTTCATCTAGTTCTTCTGCAACTGTAACAGTAAATGCTAAATCTGTGGCAGAATAAGTGCTTACTTTATCAAGAGTTTTAGTTGCTACAAAATTTGTTCCCGCTGAAAAAACTGTATCAGCAGATTGTGATATTTCAGAGTTTGTAAAGCCCGCTCCGGTAAATTTAAATACAGGATTTTTATATCCAAAAGCTGTAGCAGTAAGAACTACATTTGTGTAGCTTGTTGTTAAGGTGCCACTGCTGTCAAAATTAAAAAACGTTGGGTCCGCAGTAATAATTACACTTCGAGGTAGTTTTCCTAAGTCAGGGTTTATATTGAGACTTACAGGAAAGTATCTGAATGTTCCACTATCATTTCGTATTTGTGCGATTACTGCGTCTTGATCCTTATCAAACTTAAAAGTGTTTTCATACGCGGTCGTCCCCGAAGAAATTGCAGTAGTAAAGCTTTTATCAATTCTTACGTCTGTGTCTGAGGCTACATATGCTACTTTTGCAGCTTGAGTACTGCTAAATTTAATAATATCTCCAACTGATAGCTCACTAGAGAAAGATGTAGAAGATCCTACTACTCGATTAGAATTTGCTGCAACACTTATAGTTCCCGTAAGGGCAGTCCAATTTCCTGTATGAGTTGTATTACCTGTTCCTGCATCGTAAAAATAGCCATAGCCTAAGTCATCATCTTGATAAAATTTTATTAATTTAAGAGGATCAGCAGCATCTGCATCAAACATTATATAATGAGAAGATACCTGCTTATCAAATTCAGTAGACAGCCCCGAAAAATTTACAGAAGCAATATTCGAACAATCTTGAGTATACTCAGACGCAGGACTACCATCAAACTCTCTAACGAGTTGAGGATCTCCTGCAGGAGAAATAAAGTAAGCCTTATCTTCAAAAGTAAAAGTTCCTGCAGAAGTTATAAAAGCAGGAGAAGAAACCGTTGCACCTAAAGCCATTCCAAAACCTCGTGGTACAACTTGTTTTGCAGGATCTTGAACAGTAAAAGTAGTTTTTGTTACTGCCGAGCGTCTTCCTTGAGAAATAGTACGAACACCAATCGTGTATGTTCCAGGAGGAACATCCATTCCTTTTAAGTATCTTATATCTTTTCCAACAACAAACGGACTTTTTTCAAGTGGAAGATTGTGTTCTATTTCATACCCATCTACATATGGATATATAGAAGTTGCGTCTCCTGATTGAGCTGGAGCATCCCAAAAAAGTTCCACATCATCTATAAGCTGTCCGGGCCCTAAATCCGATACATAAGCATATACATTAGTAGGTGCAGGAACAACATCAGTAGTCTTAGGAGTAGGAAATACAGGATCTTGTACCTGTAAACTAAAAGTATCTGACTCGACTGAAGTAAATTTTTCATTATAATGCTCTACTGCTGTAATTCCATATGTAGAAGAGTCTTCTTGAGAGATAGAAAGAATTTTATACTCTTTTTTAGAGTCTAAAGTAGCTACTTCAGAAACAATTTCTTTTAATACCCATATGGTCTCTGCATTAGGAGCTGCAGAAAATGCACTAGAAACTGTTAAAGACGTTATGCCTGTGCCAGAAGAAGTAGAAACTGTTTGTTCTTCTACACGAGTATAAGGCTTCCAATTCGTAAGAACTGGATTACTACTATCGTCTACTAAATTACTCGCAGTACTTTCTGTAGTAATAGCGCTGCCGCCTGCATCCGTTAATATTAAATCACCATCTTCGTAGGCGACTCCATTAATAGTGGCAGATTCTTGTGCAAGAAAAGTTGCAGGCTCTTCTATAAGAACACTTAACTTATAGGTAGAACCAGAAACTAATTCTATTTCTCTATCAAGAGGAAGAGTTGTAGTATTTCTTGTGCCTGTATTACTTACTCGTCCACTATACAATGCATGCCCTGGATACCTATCAGCATCCTGAACGTTTATAATATCTCCAGGAATTAAAAATGCAGCATTTATAGAAGTTTTAAAAGATACTACTTCGGTTTGATTAATAGCAGTCCAAAGTTTCCATCTTCCATAACGTATAGCCTGCCCTTCGGAGGTACAACCAAAAGCTACTACGTCTTTACTGATTATTTTTCCTGTCTTTACTATATTGTCTCTATCTTCTAGCACTAAATTAGACAGTTTATAGTCATTATCTGGATTATTCCATTTTACAACAACTTGATTAAACTTTGTTTTAGAACCAGAAGATTGATATGCAAAAACTCCATCAATTATATTCGCCTTAGAAAAATTATATACTGAATTAGCTGGCTGATCTATAACAGGATATACTTCGGAGTCTAGCCAGTACAACATTCCATTGAATACTGTTGCTAAATCTTTTATTACTTTGAAAGCATCGGTTGCTTGAGTCAAGTAAGTATTTGTGGTATATCTAGGCTCTGTACTTCCATTACCATCGTCTACCATCTCATCACAATATCTTGCAATTCTGTAAAGAGCAAACTTATCTATTTCAGTTGAGCCTATCCAGTTTCCTAGACCATAACGATTATTTGTCAGAATATCATAAAATATCCAAGCAGGATTATTTGTGTAAACTTTTTGTGCTCGAAAGTTACCATCCCAATCTTGATAAGAAGAAGTTATAGCTCCTGTGCTTACATTACGGGTATACTTTGCTTCTTTACCATCATTCTCATCTCGAGTAACATAGTTACTGGGCACTAATACTTTAATACCTTTACAATGGTAAGTTCTCTGAGGCAGCTTATTATTGAAATCAGATGCTTTAGCTTGTACTTTTGCCATAGCAGTAAGAGGATACCGTAAATTTTCTTTAATAATTGAACTTAAAGAAGTTACAGAAACACTAGAAGCAGTGCTATATCCGTCTCCTGGAGATAAAGAACCAGTAGTAGACCAAGAATTATAAGCTACATCTTCATTTGTGGAACGAACAAATTTTATTTTAAAATCTTCAAAAGGGGCATATTGCTTTAAATCAAAAGTCTCTTGTATAGTTAAAGGAGCATTTGATTTTTTAAAGTGACGAATATCAGGTAAGTCAATATACCCCTGATACGCTCCACCTCGTTTTATATTTATCTGAACAGTGTATAAAACTGTAGCTTCAATATTTGAAGATCCTGCTGCTAGTTCTCTATTCCATATTTGTGGATACGTGAAAAATACACGAGCTTCATCTACCTCTTCTGCTTGTGCAGAACTCAGACCAAACCCTGTTGCAGAAGTACCTTCAAATTCAGCAGTGGGACTACCACTACCGTCACTAAATTTAGATATAGCAGTAGCAGAAAACGATGCTCCTTGAGGTATAGCCGTATTATTTATTCCTGTACCAGCAGCATCCAAAAAGCTATCTTGTCCAAGAGTTCCTGTTCTAAACTGTAATACTGTATTTGGCTTTTTGCTATATAGGTTTATATTATCAATGAGACTATGAGAAGAGTATGTTCCAGAGCCTAAATCGCACTGGTAATTTCCATTTGGCCCTGCAAAATTACTTGCCAAAGTAAGCGTACTTTGATCAGACGCAATAGAAGATATTTCTAATTTTCCATCAATAGCAACTGTATAAGTTCCATCAGCATATAAAGGATTTATGTCAGACCCTACAAGTGATTTACAGTACCCTACTGTAGTAGAATCTTTACTGTCTAAATAGCCTTCAAAAACAGTTTGATTATTACTATCTACTAGTCTTACAGTAGCAACTGATTTAAAATTAGTATTATCGTAAATATACGCATCTTCCCAAAATGCAGAAGAAGTTGTAATTTTTACTCCTCTAGAAGATCCAATGCCTGTCCATTCTACAGCAGAAGCAGAAGTAGCAGAATCAAAACTTCTTACAATTAAATACTTTGTTCCATTATTATCTAAGGCTATATCTTTAGTATAATTATTTTTATTTATTGTAACCGAAGAAGAGCCATTAGTAAAACTAAAATTTACTCCAGTTTCTGAAAGTCGAATTGTAGACTGCTCATTTGTTTGCATGGAGTCTCCGTCTAAAAAGACTGAGCTTCCTCCATCTACTAAACCATAAATAGGTCCTTCGGATATAATATCAGTAAAAATTGCAGTTTGATCTCTTGAAAGTTTTGCAGAATCTTCTGCTTTTGCACTTTCATAGTTTGCTAAGTTAACAGCGTCTTGATCTCCTTCGCTATCTTCATTTCCAGTTGTACTATTATTATAAGAGCTAATAGTATTAAATGTATTTATATGGCCTTCTTCAGAAACAGAGGTTTGGGCTTGTTCTATAACCTTATCACTTTGTAGTAATTCGAAAGATACGGGATAGCCTGGAACTCTAAGTTCTCCATATAGGAGAGGTATTGGCAAACCTTCTGCTATATTTCTTTCACTACCATTAAATAAATACCCTTCTTCTTGCTGATCAACAGAAGGATCAGGGGCCATGAGCTCAGCAAGTCCTTGCAAAGCCAAATTAGACGCAATACCAACCGCAGTAGTGGCAGCAAAAGCATAAAGTCCTCCTGCTCCTTGTAGTGCTCCAAAAATAGAAGCAGAACTCATTGTTCCATGTAACCCAGCAACAGCTGCGCCTCCAGGTATAAACAAAAGAGCAAACATTGCTGCAGCTGCAAGAATTTTTCCCATTCCGGAACCGGATCCTGCAGGTATAGCTGAGATTATTACATCGCCTTTTAATACTGGTAAAAAGTATTCTTCGGCAGAATCTATATCAGTGTCTTGTGTATCAATTAAAAAGTGATAGCCTTTTTCATGACATTCAATAAGATATTCTTTAAAATCTGGACGATTCGCATGAATACAGCGAACAGCATCTTGTACACTGTCGCCATAAAATGTAAAAGACTCTCCAAAGCGAAGAGCCATATCTCCTTGTAAATATATTTTATGCGAAATTTTCATATTTTCTGCCAATTATACTAAGAACTCTTTTTCTAGGTTCAACTATTTCCAAATCCATGCTAGGATAACTAAAAATGTAGTAAGGTATTCCTACAAAATCACAATGCTTTTTATCATTTTCGCTTGCTTCACAAGGCAGGTCAGGATGACTGTGTACTATACCTACTATTTTATATTTTTTTATTACATTTATGTACTCTTGTGGGTCTATTACAAAATCTTCATCTTTATTTGCTACATTTGTACAAGGAATCCATTTAACTTTATAGTTTTTTTCAACTAATACTCCGCAGCCTTCTTTTGGGTATTCTTTCTTAAAATGCTCTAATATCTCTTGAATCATCTAAATTTCATACTGCCTATGAACGCTCCGAAAGGCAAGGCTTTAGAAGTATTTTTTGTAGTTAAAGGAGCTTGATTTCCTGACCCTAAAGATGCTGGAATAAATTGAAATCTACATTTACAAGAGTCTAAAGTTTTTCCACAAATATCCCCTCGTTTCCAATATGCAGAACCAGATTCCGGAGCATTGCCAGTAGTGGCTAAAGTACAGACCCATACTGTTGTTTGTCCTCCTGAAGTATATTCAACATATTGTCCTGCACTGTATGTAGTAGCAGCACTATAAGTACCATACTCAAAATAATCAGTTCCTGCAGTTCCCCATCCAGTCATTGTAGTTCCAGTAGGAACAATAGGTTTATTATCTACAGAAAAATATGCTTTATGAGAGTTTACACTTCCAGAGCCATCTGCATAATTTATTGTACTATTCTTATTCCAAGTACATCCTCCAGATAAGCCTAAACTATGCCCTTGATAGATCCAACTACAATATTTTCCTATAACCGTTCTATTAGGAACTTTTATTCCTGATAAGTCAAAAGGAGATGCCAATTCAAAAGTAACAGAAACACTGTTTTCAGAGAGTATTCTATCTAAATAGAATTTTTTAGATGGAAATTCTACAGGAGGAGAAGCATCCCCAGTTTCTCCGTATAAATACTTTTTAAGTGTAGACCTTTGAATTAGAGCTTTACCAATTAAATCCTCATTTCTTATATTTCCTATTGCTGCAGAAAAAGTATTAAGAACATTTGCAATGGTAAGCTCCGGTCGATTCATAGCTCCATCTGCATTTATTTCTAAAGAAGACATTTCTATAGGCAGAGCTGTATAAGTTCTTACTGTGTAAGGACTGCTTTTATCTCTAAATTGTACAGTGGTTAAGTCTGCTTCAACACCTGGATGAAAGTATAAAGTGGTACTAGAGTCTAGTTCCAATTCAAATAAATATACTAATTCGCTTCCAGGCTCAAGTATCTGTACACTATCAATTAATTCTGTCATGCTTCATAAACTCTTCTAAATGTTGCGGAGGCACTGTAAAAATCATCGTAAGAATAAGTATGAGAAAAAGAATCACAAACTACTTTTATAGTAGTCTCTCCTCCATTATTACTATCTGGAATGGTAAAGCTAATCGCTGTTACTCCTTGCAAAGAACCTAAATATCCTGTAATATCATCTATTTCTTCTTTTGTGCGATTATTAAAAGTTACAGCATAGCTTTCCATTAAACTATTTATTCCATTTGCAATTCTTTGCTCGTACCCATCTCCGAACTGAGCTACAAAAGTTTTTGACTGACTTTGACGATTCATTCCCTTGTCTGGAATAATTTGTCTAGACCCATAAGTAGAAGTTGTAGTAAATCCAAGTGCCATTACGCTACTCCATAAGGATTAAGCATACCGCCCGATCTCTTCTGATTTTGAATTTCTTTCTGTACTGCCATTGCGATTGCTTTTCCAAAATTTGCTGATTGTTGTTGAGTTCCTTCAACACTTGTAGTAGCTGAACCGTTATTATTTACAGAAACATTTACTGTTACTCCGCCAGCACCTTTCATATCTACAGGTATGGCTTTTCCATTTGGAAGAGGAACTACAGCTTCATTAAATCTTCCTTCTCCCACGAGGCCTATAGTTGGCTGACTTACAATTCCTCCATTTGCATATGATTGGAATCCGCCTTTCATGATTCCTCCGTTGGCGAAGTACCCTAATTTTCCACTCATTGCAGCAGTAAAATATTGGCCTGGAGTAGTTATACCTGCATTTTTTAAGCCCAGTATAGTTTTTGTAGCTGCAGCGCTAGCTCCTCCTCCTGGAACTGCTCCTCTTACAAAAGAAGCTGCAGAGCTAACAACTGGAGCGACGCTAGAAGAAAGTCCTGCTGATGCTATTGCAGAACTAATAGTAATTGCTACTTGACGTCCTGCAGCAATCATAGCAGATGCTATAGTCTGAGCAGCAGTGACACCTGTAAAATTTCTAGTAATCATTTCAGTTAAATTTCTTGCTGCGACATCTGCCACACTTTCAATCATTGATTTAGCAATTCCTAATACAGCATCTTTTAAACTACTTTCTTGTGCTTTGAAAATTGCTGATAATCCTCTTTGTAGTCCGGTTTCAAAAGATTGATTAGCAGCGTTTGCAAACTGCTGCATTAAGTCACGATTATTTCGTATGGTTTCTTGCTGTTCTTGTAAAAGTAGTAGCTGTCTTCTTAATAAATCTAAATTATCTTCTTGTGCTCTACTAAAAGTTTCTGCATTATTTGCTTTTTGAAATTCTAAAAGACGTATTTTTTCACTTAAATACTCTTCTTGATTTCTTAGTTCTATAATTTTTAATCTATCTTCTTGTTCAGCTCTAACAAGATTAGTTCTATTTCTTAAAGATACTTCTCTTGTAATAGCTAGTCTGGCTTCAGCTCTAGCTCTGTTTGCTTCTAAATCTACGACGGCTTGTACAAATCCTATTTCTTGCTCTAGCTGAGCTATTCTGTCTTTTTTAGCATCGCTTAAAGCTAACTCTTCAGATTTTAGAGCTTCTAGCTCTTGTCTTTGAGTTCTGAGTAGGGTTGCCTCTGTAGTTTCTTTTCCTAATGTTTGAAGAACTGATGTAAATTGTCGTTGATTTTCATTGGATATTCTTTGTAAATTATTAAGTTTACCTACGACATCTAGTGTGCCTCTATAACTTTCTTGTATAGTATTTACGGCAGCGATTTGCTCGTCAATAGTAGCTGTTGGATCTGAAAGAGTTGATAACGCATCTCCAAATTTTGCTAGTTGTTCCGGGCCTCTTCCAAATCTTTCATTTAATAATTCAAATGATTGTTGTAATCCATCTATTCTAGTTCCAAAAGCTTTTAAGTCTCTATCGGACGAAGTTAATAAAAAATCTAAAAAGCTTTGTCCTAGGCCTACAGTTGCAGAGAGCTCACTTGCTAGAGATGCTTCAAGTCTAGGCAAATTTGGTAGGCCAAGGTCTTTTGTTCTTTCTATCTCTTCTCTGAGATTCCTTATCCTAGCTGTCCTATTTGCTAATTCTGTGCTTGCCTCTTTACTAATTTCTGAAAATTGATCCAGAGCATTTCCTGCAGCTATTTTAAAAAGCCCAGAGTTAAGAGCAGTAACTTGATTTCCTAAAGCTGTAAAAAATTGTAACGTTCCTGCGCCATCTTCTGTTAAAATACTTTGAACAGCTACAAAATCAGCAAATTGCTGATTTAACTCCTCAATCTTTCTAGTTGATAGTTCTAGTTGCTTTTGTTGTAATGCTAGTTCATCTGTGGTTTCTTCCGCCGCTTTTTTGAATCCTAAATAGCCTCTTACAATTTCAATCAAAGCAATTGCCAAAGAAGCATATCCAGCAAAAGCAAATATTCTACTCAAAGCAGTAGCTGCAAAATTAGCAGCTGTTGCTAATGCTGCCATAGCGGTTCGTATGCCTGCTACTGCTGTTGTCCAAGCTCGTTGAGCAAGAGACGCAGAAGTTTGATATACTCTTGTCATATCCTTATTAGTTCTACGTGTAGCTGCGAGCATTATCTCAAGCTCTGTAACTAATACTTGTTTTGTCTTTTTAAACTCGTCTCGTTTTAACTTCTCGCTTCTTTTTACTTGTGTCAATAAGCCGCTTATTTGTCTACTGCTAAGTTCCGCGCCTCTTCCTTGAGCTAACTTACCTATTGCCTTACCTTGTAGAGGCGCATTTGCTGCCGCGGCCTGTGCTCTACTCGCGGCTGCAGCAGCTCCCGCAGCTCTATCAGTAGTGTTTCCAAGCTCTTGCATCGCTTTTGTTGCAGCTGCCGCCTTAACTCTTGCATTTTCCAATGCTTCATTCGAAGCGAAAGCAAAACTACCTATTGCAGGAAGAGCTGCAGTAATTACTCCTTTTGCAAAAAGTCCCATTAAAGCAATTCCAAGAGTAGGACTTTCTACAATAGCTTCTGCTAAAGGGGCTAAAGCAGTTGCAGAAAACTCTTTTATTTTATTTGTTATATCATCAAAAGCTTTTCCTAGTTGATTAAATTTATTTACACTTAATTCGGTTGCAGCTGCAATACGATTATATTTATCCTCGAGCTGAGTAATTACTTCTACAGCTACAGCTTGAGATCTTTCAAACTCTGTAAATTCTTTTGCTGATTTATTTATAGTTTGAGCATAGTTTGAAGTCGCTCTGTCAAGACGCAGAATAATACCTAGTTCATCTAAAAGTTCTGGTTCTGCTTTTGTTACACCACGAATTAAACGATTAAAAGAATCGGTTACATCTCTTCCGAGTATAATTGATACGTTCTTTGCTCCTTCTGCTAAAGCATTTAGTTGGTCTGTGCCAAGACCTGAAGCTGTACCAATAGCGGCTGCCTGAGACGCTTCTTGAAAGCCTATTTGAGCGTCTGTAGCTGCTATAATATCATTTGCAATGCTTCTAAGTGCTACACCAGTTGAAGCTGCATATGCTTCCTGTCCTCGTTGAAGAGCTACAAGATTACCTGCATCTTTTAGAAATTGAAATGCCGCAGATACAGCAAAAATATTTGCTGCAAGAGTTGCATAGGCGGGCACAAGTCCTCCATTGATTCCTTGTGCCATTTTTGAAAAGTTTTTAGTAGTATTTGAAGAGGTACGAGCAGCACCTTTTAAATTACGATCAGCAGTCTGAGCACCTTTAGCAGTTCTCTCTAAACCTTCTCCGGCTGCTTTTGCTTTCTTACCAAGAACAGATAGATTACCTTTATCATCTATCCTTACCTTTATATTTATCGTATTATCAGCCATTAGCCTTTTACATTATGGGTGAAATTTTTTCCACCGCTTTTTGACTTACGCTCGTCTTCTTTTCGCTTTCGTTCAGCCTCTTCAAATCTGTAATTCATTAATATTCTTTCGTAGGCTTTCATAAAATACAAGGTATTTCGTTTATCTTCTATTTCATATGTGGAAAATAATAGATCACATCCTGACCAATCCTTTCCCATGTAAGAGCCTGACATTCCTTCCCAAACATCTGAAAGAAGGTTAAACATAAAAAATGCCACTTGTACCTCATCAGGAAAATCTGACTCGGTAAGCGGCATCTTTTGGGGATCAGGCTCTTGACCTAATTGTTCACATACAGATAAATACTTATCTATATTAAAGTTTGAGTTCTGTTCTCTCACATAGCGAGCAAGCAGCTCTTGAACTCTCTCTACTTGCTCCCAGTAAAATTTTCTAAGTCACCTACTGTTTCTGTTACCCAAGTATCGAAAGTGTTCGAGTTTTTCATTAATAACTCTGCATTTTCTTGAGTAAAAGGCAGTTCATCATTAGCATTTTGAGAAGAAACATCCACCAAAAGAAACTCTTCTAAGTATGAATATTTGAATCCCGACCACGTTTTGATAACTGCATTAACATATTCTGTTAAGAACTTATCTTCGTCTAGCTGCTCTTCAGGTTGACGAGTTCTTTTATTAAATTTTGTTGTTACACACTTCTTACGAAGTTTCAGTAATTCATCTCTTCCAAGATAACACAAATCAACAGTTAGACCATCATATCCAGGAAAATCTATTGTTACTGTTTTGCTTGGAGTCATAAGACTCGCGAGTGATACTGGTTCCTTTTTTACTGCTGCCTCTGTCATTCAAAAAATCCTTCTTCAGTTAAAAAAGTAGGGAGGCCGAGACCTCCCCACGTTCTTTATAGTATAATTCAAAACACCATAAATGTCAAGAATTATTTTT